CCTACCTTCTTTTGCATCAGACTTTGAAAGTTGTCTGGAGCAAAGGAGGATCGACCCAACACTCTTCCGATGTTTCAGGAAGAGTGGAGCAATCCCTGCTTTTTTGCAAGGTATGCTCGGTCGCATTTTTGACAAAGAGACAGGAAGGATTAACGATGTTGAAATTACTAATTCCCCAGATACTATCGCTTCTCTTGTTGGAGCTATACGGCAAATTTGCCTTAGCTTCAAGAAAGTGGAGCTACCGTGCACCCCCGAGAGGGAGCGCGCGGCTCTGGAGAATTTCATCGCTACTGAACACTCCTTTGAGATGTTCGCGTTGCCGAGAGAGCAACAAGAGAAGTTTTACCTTGTTTGCTCTATGCTTTGGGGTAACGTCCTGCGTACTATACGCTTGGACTCGTTACTTCCTAGGCATGGACCCGGCGCCACTGCCGAACGAGCTTCTGGAAATCAGAAGTTCGTTTGGAAGCGTTGGCACCATCGGCTCGAGCCTTATCTACCTCTCATTGATAGTGGCTACCCTATTTCTTGTGGGGAGCTTCCTTTTCGTGGGAGTGAGCTCGAGCTTGTCGAGATGGTGTTTGAGGATATGGAACAACCCGTCAGGGTTACTCCTGTCCCCAAAACGCTCAAAGGACCCAGAATCATCGCAATAGAGCCCTGTTGCCTTCAGTTTGCACAACAAGGGATTCGCCGGGAGTTATACTCTCGTATCGAATCATACTGGATTACTAGAGGTCACATTAACTTCCGTGACCAGTCTAGGAACCAGAGCTTGGCGATGAGTTCGTCGTTCGATGGTCGATTAGCAACGATCGATCTCAAAGATGCTAGTGACAGAGTCCCTCTGGATCTCGCATTGGAGATGTTTCAAGGGAATCCCGATCTTAGGGATTTTATCGAAGCATGTCGTTCGACACGCGCGGAAATGCCAGATGGGACCGTAGTAGGTCCCTTGCGCAAATTCGCGTCGATGGGTAGTGCTCTTTGCTTTCCGGTGGAGGCGATGTACTTTTACACTATATGTGTAATCGCACTCCTCGAAGAGCAAAACCTTCCTGTAAGTCTCTGGAATATATTTCGTGTTTCCAGAGACGTCTACGTTTATGGTGACGACCTAGTTGTCCCCGCAAGCGTAGCGACTGCTGTTCTAGATCGGCTGCGAGAGTACAATTGCAGACCGAATGACCGTAAGACTTTCTATCGTGGAAACTTTAGAGAGTCCTGCGGAGTTGACGCGTACTTAGGTAGATCGGTAACACCGACTTACGTGGGTACGGCGTTTCCCAAGAACAGGCGGCAAGTACATGAGATCTTATCATGGGTTGCGACGGCTAACCACTTCTTTGCGAAGGGTTATATCCGCACCGCCCTATCGGCCTTTGATAGGCTCGAAAAGATACTGGGGGAACTCCCCTCTGTATCGGAGACATCTCCTGCACTTGGTCGTAATCACCACTGGGTACCGCGAAAACCGCCCGTTAAGAGGTGGAATCCGGAATACCAGTGCCTTGAGATAAGGTGCTGGGTACCAGGGCCAGTTTATCGCACTGATGAACTGGACGGTTACGCTGCTCTTCAAAAGTGCCTAATGAGGTTAGAAGGCCGTGAGGCCCCTGAACCTTACAAGACACGATCGAAGTTTCCTATCGATTCGTTTCTTGAGCGAATAGCCCAAGAAGCGGCGATGGACGTAGATCACTTGAAGCAATCCGCGCAGCACGGCGCTGCCACAATTAAACGCCGGTGGGTGCCTGTCGACAAGGCAGGCATATCGGTCTAAACCGACCTGGGGGGAACCCGTTCCTTTCAGCTTCGAAGCATTTAAATTATAGAACCTGAACCGGAAGCAATAGGATGGGTCCACTCTACGG